TACAAGGTGACGACCGGCGGCAGCCAGGGCGACGTCCTGAAGAAGGACGGCAAGCCGGACATCGAGCCGGTCGACGTGATCCCGTTCGCCGCGATGACGCCGATCATCGTGACGCACCGGTTTTTCGGCCGTTCGATCGCCGACCTGGTGATGGACATCCAGCGGATCAAGACGGCGCTGCTGCGGGCGATGCTCGACAATGCGTATCTCTCCAACAATCCGCGTGTCGAGGTGGCCGAGCAGTTCGCCGGGCCCGACACGCTCGACGATCTGCTGGTGTCGCGGCCGGGCGGGATCGTGCGCACCAAGCAGCCGGGCGGACTCAACTGGCAGGTCGTCCCGTCGATCGCGGCGCAGACCTTTCCGGTGCTCGAATACATGGACGCGGCCCGCGAGTTCCGCACCGGCGTGACGCGGCAGGGGCAGGGGATCGACGCCGACGCGCTGCAGAACCAGAGCGCGACGGCGGTCAACGCCGTGTTCACGGCCGCGCAGGCGCGCATCAAGCTGATCGCCCGCATCTTCGCCGAGACCGGCATCCGCGATCTGTTCGCGCTGCTGCACCAGATCATCCGCAAGCACGGCGAGAGCGGCCATACGGTGCAGCTGCGCAAACAGTGGGTCACGGTCAATCCGCGCGAGTGGAAGACGCGCAACGAGCTCACCGTGCACGTGGGGCTCGGCACCGGCACCAGGCAGCAGCAGCTCGGCATGATGAACATGGTCGTCGCGGCGCAGGAGAAGGCGATCGCCGTCGGCCTGGTGTCGCGCCGCAACCTGCACAACTCGGCGATCCATCTGGCGCGGCTCGCCGGCTTCAAGAACGCCGACGAGTTCTTCACCGATCCTGCCGCGCCGCCCAACGCGCAGGACCCCGCCGCGGCGCCGATCGAGCCGCCGCCACACCCGGACACGATGAAGGCGCAGGCCGCGCAGCACGAGGCGCAGGGACAGATCCAGCTCACGGCCGCCAAGGCGCAGGCCGACGCCCAGCACGAGGCGGCGAAGACCCAGGCCGGCCTCGCGCTCGAGCAGCAGCGTTTCGAGCACCAGAAGCAGCTCGCCGTGATGGAGCATGGGCTGCGTGCCGAGGCGCATCGGATGGAGATGCACAAGGCGCACGTCGACCTGGTCAAGACCGCGGCATCGCTCGCGGGTGGTCCCGGCCCGGACGGGCAGCCGGCGCCGGTCGATCTCGACGGGCTGATCGGGAAGCTGGCGACGCTCAACCCACCGGCGCCGCCGCACAAGGGCCTGCGCATCGTGCGCGACGCGGCCGGCCGCGTCAGTCACGCGGTGCCGATCGAATAGGAGCTGCCCCGTCATGGCCGGGCTTGTCCCGGCCATCCACGTCTTTGCGACACGGCAAGGCGTGGATGCCCGCATTCGCGGGCATGACGATGGCTGACAGCAGGAGCAAACAATGGCCTCGTTCAACAAGTTCAACGCGTTCGTGGAGGACGTCGCCGAGAAGGTCCATAACCTGCAGAGCGATACACTCAAGGTCATGTTGACCAACACGGCGCCCGTCGCGACCAACGCGGTGAAGGCCGACATCACCGAGATTTCTGCCGGCAACGGCTATACGGCGGGCGGGACGCAGGCCACGCTCGTCTCGTCCTCGCAGTCGAGCGGCAGCTACACGCTCAAGCTCAACAACGTGACGTTCACCGCCTCGGCCGGCTCGATTGGTCCGTTCCGCTATTGCGTCCTTTACAACTCGACGCCGGCAAGCGGCAACCTGATCGGCTGGTACGACTACGGCGCGGCGCTCACGATCACCGCCAGCAACAGCTTTCAGGTGCAGTTCGACCCGACCAACGGCGTGCTGACGCTCAGCTAGCGCATGTTCCGGCGAAGTGGACGCCGGTTCGCCGCCGAGAACATGCGCAAACGAAATAAATCGAGAGCATGTTCCGATTCCGAAGGAACGGAATATGCTCTAGGAAGGCATTTCCGTGGGTGTCACCTACGCTACAGGTTTTGGCGGTTATACGTCGGGCGCCGAGCCGCCGGATTGGACTCAGACGAGCGGCGCGTTCACGTGGACCGTTTCGACGGATTCGAACGCGCTCTATGGCAAATCGGCAGCCATCACGGCATTCACGAGTAACGGCTTCAAGACCTGGAACGCGGTCCCGAGCACGGCGGACGTCGAGATCCTGCTGATCTCGAAGCTGCCGGCCTCGATCACGACGGGCGATCCCTTCCTCCGGCCCTCCTGCCGCGTCGATGCGACCGGAGCCAACGGCTACTTTGCCGACTGGCAGCTTCTATCGGTCGGCAACCTGGTCCTCAATATCTTCAAGAGGGTGTCCGGGACCAACACGAGCATCGGCTCTATCGCAAAGACGTTCAGCGCCGGCGACGTGGTGGCGATGCGGTTCAGGGTCGTCGGGACGGCGCTGAGCCTCAAGGCGTGGCTCTGGTCCGCCGCCGAGCCCGGCTCGTGGGACATCAGCATCACCGACAGCGCCGTGACGGCGGCGGGCCTGGTCGGCATCCGCAAGGCCGCAGCCACCCAGACGGACGCGTACTATTGGTTCTCCGTCGCGACCGGAGGGGACACGGCGCCCTCGCCTTTCTTTCCGGGAACGGGGTCATTTACTCTCGCCGGCCAAGCGGTCGCCTTCCGGGTCCAAGAGCCAGCGGCGCTGGCGTCGTTCGCGCTGACTGGGCAGGCCGCCAAATTCCAAGCTGCGGCGAGTATCGCGCCTGGCACGTTCGCCCTGACAGGCCGGGCAGCGACGTTCCAGGCGCAATTTGCGGCACCATTCGCGGCATTCACGCTTGGCGGGCCGACACCGGCACTACAGGTCAAGGTCCCGGCTGCGCTCGCTTCGTTTGCGCTCGCGGGTGGATCCACGACATTCGACACGTATTTTGCGTTGACGGTCGGCGCGTTCAATCTCGCGGGCCAGGTCTTCTTCGACCCTGTCGAGGTGGTGGCGCCCGGCAGCTTCATGCTCACCGGCTACGACGTCGATCTCAGCTACGACCTGCTCGGCGGCGGCTCATCGATCTCGGGCGGCACGTTCTCGCGCCAACGCTGGCGCGAGATGCTGGCCGAGGAGGAGCGGCGGCGCGCGGAGGAAGCGCGGCATATTCGCGACGAGAAGCTTCGCCGCAAGGGGGAGCGGCGCCGGCGCGAGGCCGCACTTGCCGAGGCGCGTCGCCGCTCCCGTGAACGGGCGCGGGCGCGGGCGGATGCGGAGATCGCCGCCCTTGTGGCGGAGCATGCCGCTGCCGCGGCGCGCAGTGTCGAGGACCTGAAGGCGCTCGCCGCGCAGGCGAGCGCGCAGGCGCATGCGGCGCAGGCCGCCCGCGCCGTGCCATCCACCGACGACGACGAGGAGGAAGCGATCGCGCTTCTGCTGCTGGCCCATGCCCATCGATGACCTCGCATTGAACAAGGCGATCGAGCGCGCCGCGCGCGCCGAGGCGCTCCAGCGCGACGAGCTGCTCACCGAGGCGCTCGAGGCGCTCGACCGCGACTACGTCACGGCGTGGCGGGCGACGCACGCCCGCGACACCGACGCGCGCGAGCGGCTGTGGCAGGCCGTGCAGGTGGTGGCGAAGGTGCGCGATCACCTCGCCCATGTCGTCGCCGGCGGCCGGCTGGCGCAACGCGAGCTGGACGAGATCGCCGCGCGAGCGGCACGTGAGAGGGATACTCAACATGGCTGAAGAAACCGTGCTGCCCGGTGCCGCGGAGGCACCGCCGCAATCCGACATCATCGAGCGCAGTGCGGGCGGCGACGGCCCCCTGAGTGCGCGCGAGGCCGCGTTGTCGCTCGCCGGCACGCGCCACAAGGATGCGGCGCGACAGCGTCGCGACGACGAGCAAGAGGGCGAGGCGCGCGACGACGCAGCCGCCCGACAGGAACCGGCCGCGCAAGAATCACTCGAGCAGGCCGACACCGCCCAGGAGACTGGTCCCGGTGAGACGCAAGGGGACGATCAGGCCGAGCCTTCCATCGCGCCCCCGAGGTCATGGACGAAAGAGGACAAGGAGCTTTTCACGCACCTCCCCCGCGAGACGCAGGAACGCCTTGCCGAACGCGAGCGGTCGCGGGAAGCCGATTTCCTCCGCCGTCAGAACGAGGCCTCCGAGCGGCTGAAGGGCCTCGACGCCCGACAGCAGGAGGCCGACAAGGCACGGACGCACTACGAGCAGGCATTGCCCATGCTGGTGGCCGAGTTGCAGGCCCAGCATCAGGGCGCGTTTGCCGATATCCAGTCGATCGCCGATCTCGAGAAATTGGCGCGAGAGGACTGGCCGCGTTATGTGTTGTGGGATGCGCAGCAGAAGAAGATAGCCGCGATCCAACAGCAGGCGCAGCTGGCCCACCAGCGCCAGGCACAAGAGCGGGCGCAGAGGTGGTCGAGCTTCATGGCCGAACAGGATGCCCTGTTCGCCGAGAAGGCGCCGGAGCTCGCGGATGCGGATGCGAAGTCCAAGGCCGCGAACAGTGCCGCCGAGATGCTCAAGGAACTGGGCTTCTCGAATGAGGAGCTGGGCAAGCTCTGGACCGGGCAAGCCGACATCTCGCTCCGCGACCATCGCCTGCAGCTTCTGATCCGCGACGGCGTGCGATACCGCGAAGCCCAAGCCAAGGCCAAAGCCTCACAGCAGCGCCCCGTGCCGCAAGTGCAACGGCCCGGCTCCGCTCCCGCGCGCGGCGCGGATGCGGATGAGCGGGTCAAGACCCTCGACGACCGTCTCAACCAATCCGGCACGCTTCGCGATGCCGCGGCCCTCCTGGCCGCGCGCCGCGCGGGGGCGCGCCGGTAAACCAAAGGACCAATCATCATGGCACTTCCCACCAACACCTTCACCACCTATTCGGCCGCCGGCAATCGCGAAGACCTGAGCGACGTCATCTACCGCATCGATCCGACCGACACGCCGTTCATGACCGGCATCGAGAAGGCCAAGGCGACCGCCGTCAACCACGAATGGCAGACCCAGGCGCTCGCTGCGGCGTCCGGCGCGAACCAGCAGCTCGAGGGCGACGATGCGGTCGCCGACCCGACCACGCCGACCGTGCGGCTCGGCAACGTCTGCGAGATCGCCCGCAAGGTGCCGCAGGTCTCCGGCACGCAGCAGGCGGTCGAGCACGCCGGCCGCGACAACGAGATGGCCTACCAGGAGATGCTCAAGGGCCTCGAGCTCAAGCGCGACATGGAGATGAGCCTGGTCGGCTCCAACAAGGCGAAGAACACCGGCGCCTCGAACGTCGCCCGCTCCACCGCCGCGGTGCTCTCGTGGATCAAGTCGAGCACCGCGAAGGGGGCGGGCGGCGCCGATCCGTCGGCGGCCGACGGCACCGGCACCCGGACCGACGGCACGCAGCGGGCCTTCACCGAGGCGCAGCTCAAGGGCGTGCTGCAGTCGATCTGGTCGAACGGCGGCAAGCCGGACACCATCATGACCGGCGGCTTCAACAAGCAGGTGTTCTCGACCTTCACGGGCCGCGCCTCGCCGATCGAGGACACCAAGCGCAAGAAGATCACCGCCTCGGTCGACGCCTACGAGTCCGAC